AATGAGGGGGAAGCAAAAGTCAAGAACTATGGTGGCTATGTAAGGCCTATTAAAAAAGGTGAAAACGGTACAACTACAGACGATGGAGTTTTATCTAGCTTGATAAACCGAATGAGAGAAAAGCGTGACGAAAGGATAGATAGAAGGGGTGAGAGAAGGGTCGCTAGAACAAATGTTAAACAGTCTGAAATGACTGATGAAGAATTAGAGCAGATGATGGATATGATTTCATCTACAACAGGTGGGGATCGTGTTCCTTCTGCTGGTTATTTTAATCCTGCTACTAGAACTGCAGAAGTAGACTTTGATGAAAGATTTAAACCAGACGACTTAAACAAACCTACAGACCCTAATGAGATATTAGGCCACGAATTAATACACAGCACTCAGTTTGGACCTTTAAGACAGTTAGCAGAAAAGCTTGGGATTGATACAGCTCCTAGAGTTCAAGACCCAGATATAAGGAAGTCTTTCAGAAAAGTAAAAAGAAGTATTAGACAGCGTGATATGGAAGATAGCTTAAGTGATTACGGTAATTACATGGCTGGCAGAAGAGGGCAAAGAGGTGAATACGAAGCTATTATGAAAACAGGTATTACTTCTGCTCTTTCACAAGGTGTAGACCTTTCTGGAGACTTTGACTCTATAGCGAGAAATCTTTCACAAAATGCTGGTTCAACCAATATTAGACAACTTTCTGACTTCATGAACAACAATGATTGGGATAGTAATCAAAAACAAATTATTATGCAAGCTATTAGAGCTAGTGAAGAGTTTACCCCTTATAATATAGATCAAACTCTATAAAGAATAATATCTTATATTTGTAAAAATATCATATGGCAACACTTACTGTAACAATTAAAGAAGAATTAGTCCTTAACGGAAAGGATGTAGGGGGTACTAACATACATACCTATGGGGCTACAGAAGTATACCATCGTGTAGTAACCATAACAAATACCGAGAAAACGATATTGTTATTTGGTGCAGCCGTAGAAGGCGGTACTATTAAAGACAATACGCTTGCTTATTTAAGGATTACAAACTTAGACACATCTAACTCTATGAAGCTTAGAATAAGAGATGTAGCACAGGAGTTTATGATTCAAGTAGACGCTGGGAGCTCTTTTATTTTAACGGAAGATAAGCTGGATGCAGATGCTACTGGTAGTGATGAAACTATAACGCTAGCTCAAATAGACAGCATAAAAGCTACTGCTGGAACTAGCACTCAATCAATAGAAATATTTGCAGCATCATGAAGACTATAAGGGCAAATAAATATCAAGGTCTTTTAGACGCACCTAAAATGGACGCAGGGGGTCAAACTAATCCTGTTAGTAAAGGTAGTAGGAGTGTAAAACGGTCAAAGTTAAGAGATATTGAAGATAGACAGATAGCACCTATTGAATCTTTATTAAGGCGTATAGCTATGAAACAAGAATTAAAAGAAGGTGAAAGTAAAGGAGATGCAGAAGCTTCTACAGGAGAGATAGACTTTAGCATGGGATCAGAGGGGGAGTCTTGTAAAGAGGTAGATGGAAAGATAGTTTGTGGGGCTTATGGTTACGATCAGGGAGATGCAGCAGATTCAGCTGCAGGAGAAGATCGTGAGAAGAAATCTATGGCTCTTATATTAGCAGACTTAATTCAGGGCGGAAGAGACGCAAGACAAACAAGCCTTAAGAATAGAATGAAGAGGGTTGGCAAAAGAAGAGAGCTATACTCTAAAGACAAACAAATTGGCATGAGAAACCCAATTGCTAGGGCTAGATACAAATCACTACAAAGAAGGTTGGCTAGATCCGAGGGTCGAGAAGATGCAGGGGAGTCTGGTGGAATGCAGTTAATAAAGGCTTCTTTCTAATTGAAGAAATTTTACTTCAATCCTATAAAAAAAAGAAAAGATCACGTAAAAGAAGCGGAAAAGATTCGACTTAATAAACTTAAAAATGAAATTAGAAGTAATAAGGTTCAACAAAGGAAAGGACTCTACTAACGGTATACTATTTGATATAACTAATGAAAGAAAATTTTTATGCTATACTCTCGAAGATGAGAGCCGCCAAGAAAAAGTTTGGGGAGAGACTTGTATACCTGAAGGAGAGTATCAAGTCAGGTTTAGAGATGTGGGTAGATACCACGCCAAGTACTCTAAAAGATTTGCTGACATACATATGGGCATGCTTGAAGTCTGTGATGTTCCAAATTTTAAGTATATTCTTATTCATTGTGGTAATACTGATGAGGACACTGCGGGATGTTTATTGCTGGGTGATTCGCAAGAGAACAACAACATCAAAGAAAACGGATTCATCGGGCGCTCCACACAAGCCTACTTCAGGGTCTACCCGCCCATCGCCGAAGCGCTCAAAGAAGAAGAAGAAGTAACTATTGTGTATAGAGACTTCTCTACGTCAGTAGTCTTAGATCCATTATCTTTGTAACATGTTAGGATTAGCAAACACAGCATTATCAGGTTCAACACTAGAGGCTTTATATAGTATAACTCTTGACGGTACGGATGATTATATAGACTTAGGAACGGGTATAAATCTCGGTAGTAACGATTTCACTATTTCTCTTTGGGTGAAAACAGCCGACTTCCATTCCAAGTTTTTTATTTCAGAATACGAAGATGCAAATAATAGATGGTATTTCCATACTAATAGTGTAGATCCACCTCAATTACATTTCGTTCAAGTTATAGGTGGCGTGGCACACACTACGTATGTTGATACAAGCGGAAATACAGATTTAGATAGCCTCCAGAACGCTTGGACACATCTTGCTATATCTGCAGATAGAAATGGAAATGTGATAGGTTATGTAAACGGTGTTGCAGGAAGTACTACTTCTGGGCAGGCAACAAGTTTAACCACTGCAGCAAATGCAAGGATAGGAAGATACGCCGTCTCAACTTACAGTGATTTTCAGATTGACGAAGTTTCTATATGGAACGCAGCTCTAACCTCAGGCTCTATACAAGCTATATACAACCAAGGGAGTGCAATAGACGTAGCTTCAGGAGCAAGCATAGACTCTACGTATCTTAGAGGATACTGGAGGATGGGGAATGGAAAGGATGATGATAAAATAAACGGAGTTATTCACGATCAGCATGATCCTGGGTATGGGGCTGATGTAGTTACTGATGGTGATTTTCCAAGCCTTGATAATTGGACTATAATAAATGCAACAGGAGCAAATCAGGTTACTCTTGTTGATGGTACGGCAAAAATAACATATGATCATACTGTGTCAGCAGATGGTTTAGGTGTACGTCAAAGTGGTATACTCGTGGTAGGCAAAACGTATAAGTTAACGATGGATGTTGTTTCTATAAGCGGTGGCGGTGTGAAATATTTCAGTGGCTCAACGGAACATGAGAGTTCAATTGGTACTGGTGCTCATGAGTCTTATTTTATTGCCACTGGTGTTGATTTTACTGTATATCGACAAACACCCAGCTCATCTTCAGTTTCAACTTTAGATAACATTGTTATAAAATCACTAAGAGGTATCCCAGGTTTAACTTCTGGCGGGCCAACATTTAGCTCTGACACCCCTTAATAAAAGACTATGACTACATACGTAATACTAAATACAACAGAGGTAAAGGATGAAGATGGTGAAGTCCTTATAGATTTTTCTCAGCTATCTAACCGTAATGCTGATATGTTACGCTACAGTAAAGACGGTAGTAAAGCCTTAGTTAAGTACAAGGGAGATCAACCATCGTTTTTAGATGGTAAGACAACGTATACACACGCAGAGATAATGGTTGTGTTAAGAGATACTGACGGAGATTGGCACGCAGAGGCTGAAGACTAACCTTCTAAATCTTTATAAAACCGTTGAACAAAAAGCCTAGCTTTTTGAGTTAAAGCATATCTCACTCTGTAATTATATTTAGTTTCATCTCTAAATAAATGGTCTTCATATGTGTCTGAAGGTGTTAATTTATCAAAGTGTTTATATATGTATCCAATTTTCATTAATGGGTACACATATCTTTTTCCCATATTAGATCGGCTTGATTCAAAGTCTTTGCTAGCGTAATCTAAAGTAAAAAATTGCAGGTCGTATGCCCATAGCATAAACTCTATTTTAGAAAAATCCATTTCTAGTTTTTCCGAATACTTATTTTTTAAAACTTTTAAGTTTTTAAGATAGTTGTTATTAATATATATCTTATCTTGTTTAGCGAAGTCTCTAAATAAGATTTTTTTTGATATCTTACTTTTAGGCATTTGTATTAAATTTGTATTAAAGCAAAACTATGACAAAAGATTTCGAATTCTTACTTCATATGCAAAGACTTATGTTTGAAGCAGAAGCTTTGGCAAAGCAATATGACGTAGAAGATAGATTTATTTCAATTATGTTTGCTGGATTAATTGACCCTTTACATGGTAATATATCAAAACTTAATGCAATGTATAGTTATAACATACAAGATGTTGATGAATTAATGGAGATACAAGATTTTATATTTCATACATACAATGTTGACGAAAAAGATGAATTAGACAATAGAGATCTAGGTAATTTACTAGATGGAACAGGAATAGAACTAGAATAAAATGGAAGGAGTTATCAGAAAAATTATTATTGGAAAAGATCCAAAAGACGCTATGGCCTATTATATAGGAATGAGAGCTGGAAGAGGGGAGGTTAGCGCAATAGTACGTGACGAGAAACATCTTCACAGATATGGCAAAAATAGATATTTGGTATATTTACAAGATGATAACGATAATTCTCAAGCGTTATGGAAAAGTGTGGATGACATGCCATGCATGTTAGAATTTGATTGCAACTTTTAAAATGGTAAGAACAGAACTATATACATCTGGAGGTGAATTTAACCTTCCTAATGGAAAAGAATATATTGGGGCATATCATGTTCACTTTGATAAAGGTGCTATGGTAGGAGGGTTTCATAAAGTAAAAGCTCACGACAGATTAAAACCTATGAATAGAGCTGCAGAACAATTGGTTCAATCAATAATGAAAAATCTTCAAACAGAAAGAATGCAAGAAATTGCAATAAAGTCTTTATCTAGCGGCACATCTTCAAGGTCAAGCTCTAGTGGATCAGGAAGCTCAGGAGGTTCAGGAGGTTATTAATGAAAACAATTAAAAGTAAAGGGTTTGGAGACACAATAGCTAAATTCACAAAAGCTACAGGATTAAACAAGCTAACACCAAAAGATTGCGGTTGCAATCAAAGGCAAGAAAAATTAAATAAAATATTTCCTTATAAAAAATGAAAACATTAAATCTATTTATTGTTGAGTTAAAAAAAATTATTAAAGATACAATTACTACAGAAAGCGGTTTTGAGCTATATGTAGATTCTAAATTTGAAGGCGGTGAGTTTGAACATAGAATTACTGAAGGTCCTGTTGTCTGTGCTCCCTTAAAATACAATACTGGGGTAAAAAAAGGTGATACTATATACTTTCACCACTTAGTAGTAGTTAATGATGGTCAAGCTTTAACAGGCGTAGACGATCATTATTTAATATACTATGATGACAAAAACACAATTAATAATCAGGCAATAGCTTATAAGTGTAAGGATACTGGAGAAATAAAACCTTTAGCTGGATGGTCTTTACTAGAGCCTGTAGAAGAAGAAAAGAAAGTAGAATCTGAATTAATAGAACTTGTGTCTCTTAAAGAAAAATTACCTACTACAGGTAAGGTTGCATTTGATGCTCCTTGGTTAAAAGAAATGAATATTTCATCAGGAGATATTGTAGGGTTTCAAGAAAATAGAGATTACCGTATAAAAATAGATGGAAAGGAATATTATCGCACTCGTGCAGAAGACTTAATGTATAAATTAAATTAAAATGTTTGATAAAATAGAATTATGGGAAGAGCTTGAAAGCAATGAATGCCTTTTAGCTGATGGATTAAACGATGCTGTAGTTGGTATAAGCTATGGAGTAGAACCTAAAACAGTATATAGTGTTCATAAAATAATTGAAATACTTATGGAAGACGGTATGGAATGGGAAGAAGCAATCGAACATTTTTCTTACAATATAGGTGGGGCTTATGTAGGTGAAAAAACACCAATCTTTATTTATGATTTAGATGAGCAGGAGTAAGTTTACTACCATATCTGCCTCTCAAAGGCTTATGAAAAGTATGGAGGAAGCTATAGATAACATGATAGAAGAAATCAAAAAACCTGTTGATCCTGAAATCAATGGTAGCGCAAGAAAAGCTGAACTTCAGTCTATTAAACAAACAGCTACCGACTGTAAGGAGTTAATTATAGAAAGGCAACGTTTAGAACAGATGGTTAAAGATCTAAAAACAAGTGGGGAAATAGGGGATACAAAAGATTATACTGGAGGGTTTGCAGAAAGATTTTCTAAGTAATGGCATACAAAGACCCTAAAGATCAAGCAGCTGCATCAAAACGTCATTATGAAGCTAATAAAGAAAAGATTATAAAGAGGTCTAAAAAAAGAAATATTAGACAAAGAGATAAAAATAGGCTTTATGTAGAAAACATAAAAAAACAATCAGGTTGTGTTGACTGTGGAGAGTCAAATCATCTTGTTTTAGATTTCGATCATATAGAAGACAATAAATATAAATGCATATCTAATATGGTTTATGAATCTTACAGTATAAAAACCATACAAAAAGAAATAGATAAGTGTGAAGTAAGGTGCTCTAACTGTCATAGAATAATTACACATAATAGAAGAAATAATAATAGTAACTTGCAAGAGTTATGAGAGCTATAAAAAAGAAAAGAAATTATAAGAAGGAGTATAAAAAATTCCAATCTTCATCTAAGTCAAAGAAGAATCGTGCTGCAAGAAATAAGAGAAGAAGATATGCTGTCAAAAAAGGTAAAGTAAAAAAAGGTGATGGGAAAGATATTCACCATATAGGAAGTAAAACTAGAATAGAATCTAAATCTAAAAATAGAGGTAGAAAAGAAAAGTCAAGATTAAAAGGATCTAAACGTAAATAAAATTTAATATGTATTTAATTAAAAAAATGAGATGGCTATTCATTATAGCTTTTTGGTGTGTAGTTATTTCTATGCTTTCTTCTTGTTCTTTGCAGAATCAACATAGAAGATCTCAATCTAACGATTATAGCCAATGCTGGTGTATTGACCCGTGGGTTGGAGCTGCTGAATGGTGTTGTCCTGGTAAAGAGCCAAAATATATGGCTCCTTATAAGCATAAGAAAGGTTATACTAAAGCGTCATTCTAATGGCTGATTTTAAATGTGAGTGTAACAATAAGGTTGTAAGTAAATCTTCAGTTACGATAAGATACATTGAAGGTTACGGAGTGATACCTGATGTAAAATGTGAAAGTTGCGGAGAATATATGACTTCAATTACAAAAGAAAGAAATTACACAAAAGATGGAGTTGCTTCTCTTGGTAGGATGAATAGGAACGGTAGCAGCTATTGATGTCTGTATTACTAAACATAAAAGAATATGAAGAACCTGCTGTTAAGATTTGTCCCAACGGTACGGAAGGTGAGCTTATCGAACTCGGTGGGTTACTCATTTGTCTTCCGAAAAGGCCGCCGAAGAAAGAAATTTTCGGATATAAAGAATCAGACTCTATGCAAATGTGGAGAAGGTTATCTATGCCGACGGAATTGTCTCGTATTCGTTCTATGGATGAGTGGGCAGAAATGCCAAGGGAGTTTAGAGAGAGGTTTCGTCCATATGTCGAGGAAGAGTTTAGGCGTAGGCGTGAGGGTTTTTGGTTTTATAACAACGGTGCAGCTACATATATTACGGGGAGGCATTACATGATGCTACAATGGACTAAGCTAGATATTGGCTATCCATATTATTTAAATTTTCAACGTGAAATATTTTTACACATGGCTGCTTGTGAGGCTGACCCTCGTTGTATCGGTCAGCTTTACACTAAGTGTCGTCGCTCTGGGTATACCAATATATGCTCTGCCGTACTTGTTGATGAGGCTACACAAGTTAAAGACAAGCTTATGGGGATACAGTCTAAGACTGGTAAGGATGCACAAGAAAACATATTTATGAAAAAGGTTGTTTTTATGTTTAGGAACTACCCTTTCTTCTTTAAACCTATTCAAGATGGTACAACTAACCCACGTATGGAGTTAGCATTTAGAGAGCCATCAAAGCGTATTACCAAGAAAAACAAAACAGCTCAAACTGGTGAAGCGCTTAATACAGTGATTAATTGGAAAAACACAACTAATAATGCATATGATGGTGAGAAGCTGCACATATTATATTTAGACGAAGCAGGAAAATGGGAAAAACCAACAGACATAAGAGACGCTTGGAGGATACAGAGGACCTGTTTGATCGTCGGAAGAAAAATCGTGGGAAAGGCTCTAGTGGGAAGCACAGTAAACCCTATGTCAAAAGGCGGAAAAGAATACAAGAGTTTATGGGAGGATTCGAATCCTTCGGAGAGGAACAAGAATGGGAGGACTAAAACTGGGTTATACAGATTGTTTATATCAGCAGAGCAGTCTCTTGAAGGCTTCTTTGATTTATATGGGAATCCAGTTTCTGAAGATCCAGAAAATCCTATAGAAGGTATAGATGGTGAAGATATAGTTATTGGCTCTAGAACATACCTTAAGAATGAACGATCTTCTCTAAAAGATAATGCTTCTGAAATGAATGAGGTTATACGTCAATTTCCTTTTACTTCAGACGAAGCATTTAGAGACAGTATAGAAGGAAGCGTATTTAATATTGGAAAGATATACGAACAAATAGAATATAACGATGAGCTTTTTCCAAACCCTGTAGTTACTGGTAACTTTATATGGAAAGGAGGTAATCAAGATACCGAGGTTGTGTTTAGTCCAGATCCAAACGGCAGATTTAAAATATCCTGGATGCCACCTGTAGATTTAAGAAACAAAAAAGCAGCTATAAGAGGCAAAAAAATAGCCCCTAACTCTCATATGGGTTGCGGAGGAGTTGACTCTTATGATCTTGATGCTACTGTAGACGGCAGAGGCTCTAAAGGAGCATTACATTTATATAATAAATTTCACATGGAGCACCCTTCTAATATGTTTGTATTAGAATATGCCTCTCGCCCTCCTCTTGCAAAAATATTTTATGAAGACGTACTTATGGCTGCTGTGTTTTATGGGTATCCTATCTTAATTGAGAACAATAAGTACGGCATCGCAAGATACTTTGAATCAAGGGGTTACGACGGATACCTAATGGACAGACCTAAACACTTAAAAACTGGTACGGCTAAAGTTAAAGTAAAAACAAAAGGGATCCCTTCAAACTCTCAAGATATAATTCAAGCTCATGCTCACGCTATAGAGTCTTACATACACGAACATGTTGGGGTAAATCATGAGGCCAATAAAGTTGGTAATATGTATTTTAATAAAACTCTTGAAGATTGGATAGGTTACAAAATTGATAATAGAACTAAGTTTGACCTTACTATTAGTTCTGGTTTAGCTTTACTTGCTGCTCAAAAGGTTAAAAAGAAAAAAGTTAGCAGCTTTGATGAAAGGAAGTTTTTTAGGCGATACAAAGTCGTCGGCTAATTTCCTATATTTGCAATATATACTCCAACGTTAATGAAACAATATAGCGGTAAAAAAAATTTCCCAGACCCACTTGCTCCCCAAGAACAGAAGGAGAGTAAAGAATATGGTCTAAGATATGCTAAGGCTATCGAGTCTCAGTGGGGGAAAAAGTCTGAAAACTCATCTTTATTTTCAAAAAGATATACGCTGTTTGAAAGAAACAAGGAGTACGCTAATGGCGTTCAAGATACTTCAATCTATAAAAGATTATTAAACGTACAAGACCCTAATGCAGGGGATGGTAGTTTAATGAATATTGACTATACTCCTGTTCCTATACTACCTAAGTTTGTTAGAATTGTAGTAAATAAAATATTAGGGAGAAATCTTTATCCAAATTTAGAAGCAATCGATCCTTTGTCTTCTTCAGAAAAAAATAGGGATAAAAAAAGAATTGAGATTCAGGTTGCTTTAAGGAAGCAGCTAATGGCTTTTAAAGAAAAAACAGGCGCAACTATTGGTATGGATCCAGAAATGATTCCAGATAGCGAAGCTGAAGCAGAAATATTTATTGGAGAGAATGTAAAAAGCGATGCTGAAATAGCAGCTCAAGTTGCTACTGATATGACATTGTCTTGGAATAATTTTGACGATAATATATTTAGAAGGTGTGTAAACGATTTAGCTACAAATGGAATGGCTGTAGTTAAAAGATCAAATGATCCTAATTACGGAATTAAAACTCATTATGTAGAACCTAAAGATTTTATTCATAGCGAAACTAATGATCCAAGTTTTGAGGATATAACCTACGGAGGGCATATTAAGAGTATGCCTATTCAGGAATTAAAAAGAATAGCTAGTGGGGAGTTAGAAGAAGAAGATTTTGAAAAAATAGCTAAGAAAACTTCTGGTAGATCATCTAATGGTCGCACTTATGATAACAATTTAGGGAAAAACGTATATGACTACGATGAGTATTCAGTTGATGTACTAGAATTTGAATTCTTGTCTACTGACTGCATGCATTTTGAGGAGAAGGAGAATAGATTCGGCAATAGAAACTTTTTCTATGAAGGCTTCGATTATAAAGAAAAGGCTGGTAGTGTTTTTGAGAGAAAGCCACATAAAATGGAGATTGTAAATGTTTACAAAGGCTATTACATTGTAGGCACAGATTATTTGTTTGGATACGGTAGAATGCATAATGTGCCTAAAAACATATACGATATAAGTAAAGCAAGACTTTCGTATTCTGTTGTTGCAACAAACCTTACCGATATGATGCCAAAATCTATGGTTAATAGCTGTATAGGTTTTGCTGACATGTTACAATTAACCCACTTAAAAATCCAACAAGCTATTGCTAAGGCAAAGCCAGATGGACTTATCATTGATATTGAAGGGTTAGAAAATGTTCAGCTTGGAAAATCAGGTGAATTGCAACCATTAGATTTGCACGATATATATGAGCAAACTGGTGTATTCTATTACAGAAGTAAAAATCCTGAAGGTGGATTCCAAAACCCGCCAATTCGTGAGATAGGTAATAGCATTAGAAATATTAATGAGCTTATTGGCCTGTACAATCATTATCTAAGAATGATACGTGATACTACGGGAATTAATGAAGTTGTTGATGCTAGCACGCCAAAATCAGAAGCTTTAGTAGGAGTGAGAGAGCAAGCTATTGCGGCATCTAATAACGCAACTTATGATGTAACAAACGCATCTATGATTCTTTACAAGAATGTTTGTAATGATATAGTTAAGTGCATGCAAATACTACCAGAAGAATCTGTTATTATGGATGTGTATAAAAATGCAATTGGCGAAACAAACATGAGTGTTCTTTCTAGTTTTGCTAGATTACCTATGTATAATTTTGGAGTTCAGGTTCAAAGAGATATGGATGATAAAGACCAGGCTTATTTAGAGCAGGCCATTCAAATTTCTCTTCAACAAAAAGAAATAGATCTTGAAGATGCTATGGCTATTCGAGAGCTTAAGGATGTAAACCAGGCTGAAAGACTTCTTATAGTTAGAAGAAAAAAGAAGATGCAGCAAGCTCAGGCGATGATGATGCAACAACAGCAAATGCAAGCTCAGATGGCGCAGCAGGCTAAAGCTACTGAACTCCAGATGGAAGGTCAGAAGATGCAAGCTGAAGCTCAAATAGAAGCTCAGAAAATGCAACTTAAAGCACAAATAGACGCACAACTATCTTCAATGAGGCATGAGTTTAATAAAGAAATTGAAACTATAAGAGCTAAGGCTACTTTAGGATTCAAAGAAACTGATGAAGAATTTAAAGAAAAACTTGAAGTCCTTAAAGAAGACAGAAAGGATGATAGAGTAGAAAAACAAGCTGTACAACAATCTAAACTTATTTCTCAAAGGAAAGGAAATAGAACTGAATTACAGCAAGGTGGTGAAAATCCAATGAGACAAATGTTAATGAATATGCAAAATGGCCAGTAAAGTAAATTTAGACGTATCGGAAGTTTTAGACATCACTTGCCGTCAAGGAGATACATTTAGCCTAACCCTAACCCTAAAGGATTCTTCAGGGGCAGGCCTTACCTTGTCTACTTCAAATTATGCATTTGTCATGCAAGTATGGCCATCTAATAAAAGAGGATCTAATCCTTTAATAGCCACTACAGAAAAAGGTTTAAAAGGAAGAAATTTAAAAACAACAGAAATTCCAGGAGGTGCTTATTTTGAGCCTTTCGTTGTTGATGATAATGGTAATGTAACTATTACGGCTACGGCAGCTACTATGAGGAATGTGCCTTCAGGAAGGCATTTGTATGATCTTCAATATATTTTACCTACAACATCTGGAGTTGATACTCACACTACTGTTCTTCGTGGTTCTTTTGTTATTAATGAAGATGTAACTAAGACAAACAGGAAGTAATGAGCGTGAGTACAACAACTTCTCAGGGTAACACTGTAGATGTTTCAGTATCTGGCGGCAATACGGTAAGCTTAACTCAATCATCAACCAGTATAAGTGTATCTACTCCAGCTACATCTAATATTGTTGTTACGGAAAAAGGCCCAAAAGGATTAACTGGAGCTACAGGAGCTACAGGAGCTACAGGAGCTACAGGATCCGCAGGAGCTGCAGGGCCTACATATAGTGTTTCTTGTGTAGATGGGGATAGCTCTGACGAAGAAAAAATAAGATTAACAGGAAGCGACTCATCTACAGATGATGTTGTTATTAAGGCTGGCATTGGATTAAGTATAGCCAGAAATACTGATAAAATACTTCTTACTAATACTGTATCAGACACTAATACTACTTATACTGCGGGAGATGGATTAAATCTTTCTGGGACTGAGTTTAGTGCTGATCTAAAATCTGATGGAGGATTAGTTATAGAGTCTGCAAAACTTGCTGTAGACTTAGCGGCCTCATCTATTACTGGAACTTTAGCTACAGGCGATGGCGGAACGGGTAGCACTTCTACCACATATTGTGCTTTAGGATCTAATGTGTCTGGAACTCTTCCTGTAGGTAATGGAGGTACGGGGGCTACAAGCCTTGCAGATAACTCTATTCTTACTGGTACTGGAACTAGCGCTATAACAGCTGAAGCTAATTTAACATTTAGTTCTAATGTTCTTGCTATAGGAGCAGACGCAGATATAGAGCCTAAGATAACATTAACTAATGATGAGAACTCTGTAGAAATAGGTATAGCCAACGCTGCAGACGATATGGTAGATTTATCTACTGATGGAGATTTAGTTATTAATTCGGTTGGGAATCATAATATTATTTTTGCTAATAATGACGCACAAAGATTAACTATAGAGTCAGGGGGGGCTACTAAATTAGGAAGAGCTAATATTAACTCTTTGGTGAATTTTGGGACGATTCAAAGGTCAAATAGCGGCGCAGGTAAGGCACTAAATATTTCTGGAGGAAACCCAAAAACTGGAGAAACAGATACTAATGGAGGAGATTTAACTTTTGAAGGTGGTAAGGGAACGGGTACTGGAACAGGAGGTGATGTAGAAATTAAAACTTACCCGCCCTCTGGGAGTACTGGCACTAGCTTTAATCTTTCAGCTGAGATTTGGAAGTTTACTGATAATGGAGTGTTCCAAACACCTGGCGTTATAGAACTTGGTAACGCAAACGATACTACTATAGCTAGAGCTTCAGCTGGTAAAGTTACGATAGAAGATAATCAAATAGTTACAGCTGGCGCTGTCAGTGTAGCTAGTGAAGCTCAAACTCCTGTAGGTATAATGGTAGCGAGGCGAACTATAACTACCGCTGAAGCCAACGCAATGAATTCAACACCTATTGAAATAGTACCAGCTCAAGGATCTAATACAGTTATCGTGCCTTTAAGCGGTATGATAAGAATTGACAGAGCCTCTACACAAAGCGCAAGTGCTGCTGATTGGAACATGCACTATGCTGATCAAGAGCCAGGCGCTTACCTTACCGCATCAATTCATCACATAAGAAGATTTATGTACAACGAAACTGGTGATAGAATATATCACATAACACCTGGTCTTGCGTCCACAGAGGTAGGTCAAAGTTTAACTGAAGACGTTAACAAAGCTGTAGAGGTTAGCTTTGATTCAGCCACAACAACTGACTGTTTTACTAGCATAGACGTATATTTAACTTACCAAGTAATATCAATAGCATAATGGCATTATCAACGGCAAAACACGAAAAATTTTATGAAACATCAGGAAGTGGTGCGGATAAAGTTTCAACTAAAAACTTAACTGCCGCAACGAATGGTTGGGCTACAGAAAAAGCCGAGGGATGTTCTAAGTATATAGGTGACCCTATACTAGGTCCATTAATATACCAGTTGCAGCAGATGCAAGATGAGATAGATTATCTTAGAACAGAGATCAGCGCTAACAAAGATAAAGCTACGTTCCCAGGACTTGGTACATCTGGTAGCACAGCGTTAGCAGGAGACACTACTACTATATCTGGGGCTCAAGCTAGTGCTATTACAGCCAACACAGCTAAGACTAGTATGGCTTTAGGGACTAGCGGATCTACAGCTTTAGCAGGTGATACTAAAATCCCAGCGTTTACAGCTGATGACACAAGCGTGGCTAACACTACCAAATCTACAGCTATTACGTTCGGTAATTTTACAACAACAGTTGTAGGTAAAAGCACTACGTATACCTTGCCTATAACAGTGGCAGAAACAACTGTAGTTACAGGTAGTAAGCCAAGTACAACCACTTTAACTAAAACAGCAACTTTAACATTAACGTAATATAAGTATATTTAAATTATGTCTTACTCAACAAATAAAACAACTAAAAAAAGAATAGATTCTCTTTTACAGAAAAATTCTTTATATCAATCATCCAATATGTGTGTTACAAATAGCAAAACAGCTAGAGAAAATATAAACAGGCATTGTAGAGTGAATTTTATTAACCCTATAAAAGATATTGATGAGGTTTTTTATAAAACAATATCCGTAGGGTCTTAACATGGCTAAAGTTATAAAATATAAAAAAGGGGGTAAGCTTTCTATAAGTAGTAAAACTGTATCTGTTGATCCCCCACAAGGTTATCACTGGATGGAAGAACAAGGAAGATACTATCTTATGAAAGGTGATTATAAACCACATCCAGGAGCTGTTGCTAAAGCAAAATTTAAAACTGCCAATCATGCCAAAAGCAATTAAAAAAACCGAAGAATATAAAAAAGGAGGCACTACTAAAGATGCTTGTTATCACAAAGTAAAAGCACGTTATAAAAAATGGCCTTCTGCTTACGCTTCTGGCGCTTTAGCTAAGTGTCGTAAAGTAGGTGCTGCAAATTGGGGTAATAAGAGTAAAAAGTAATGGCTGTTCGCAAAACCAAAAAAGGCCTTGCTTTAAAAAGATGGTTTAAAGAAAAATGGAGAACACCTAGAGGAAAGAAAAAATATAAAGGGAAAGACAGAACCTTTAGACCTACAGTTCGTGTGTCAAAAAAAACACCAGCTACGTGGTCTGAGTTAAGTCCTTCAGAAAAAGCTAGAGCCGCAAAAGAAAAACGAAAAAAAGGAAGAGTATCTAGATATAAGGTCAAGAAAAAGACAAAGAAATAATAACTATATTTGCATATAAATAACTATTAATTATGGCAACAACAACTGCAACATTAACACTTTCGAGCGCTGACCTAACTGGTGACGCTCTATCGTTGTCTACAACGGCAACACTAACTAAAGCTGGTACAGTAACTGGATTA